ATCTGTAGCAACTACTGCTCTGTTTGTGGCAAACGAAATACCTGCTAATACTGCCGCTAATACCCTAGCAACGGTAAAATATAGATTTGCTCCCTCGCTTAAATTTGAGGTAGAAACTAATTTTTGTTGTATAGTTTCTAAAGTCTCGTCCCCTGTGTTTATGCTTAAAACTTGATCTAAAGCTTCTCTGTTAGCGTGCGTAATGGCTACTTTTTCTTCTGGGGAAACGAAAACTCTTTCCGCAGTTTCTTGTATTTGGTTGGTTGAGTAATCGTTACCCTGTGGAGTAACCGCCCCACTTCTGCCAAAAACACTTTGTACCGCGTCGGTTGGAGTTCTCAACTCTTTCCAATTTGCTAATACGCTTGCACTATTAGCGCTTAATATTAAGGTTTTGCTTAAATCTGTTCGTATAGCGACGTCTCCCTCTTCCGCAGTCAGAGCTAGCATTTCGGATTGAGAGTTTACTACAAAAGTACTTGTAATAGCCAAGGCGGGAAGTTGTAAAGGGTTTATTTTTCCATCGTTGTCTAAACCCACATACCCATTTTGTAAATCTTTTTCAGAGCGAAGTTGTAATCCCGATAGGTCTTGATCTCCCGTATTTGCGCCGCTTGTGTTTTCTAATCGAGCAATTGCAGTATCTGATATAAGGCTTTTGCCATTAACTTTATCTACTTTTCCGCTAATATCTTGATCTCCCGTATTTACGCCGCTTGTGTTTTCTAATCGAGTAATTGCAGTATCTAAAATAAGGCTTTTATTATTAACTTTATCTACTTTTCCGCTAATATCTTGATCTCCCGTATTTACGCCGCTTGTGTTTTCTAATCGAGTAATCGCAGTATCTAAAATAAGGCTTTTATTATTAACTTTATCTACTTTTCCGCTAATATCCTGTAAACGGCAAAGATCCTGTATTATGATAGGTATTCTATACCCGCCTTCTAATACTATTACTGAATTTCTTAAAAGTGTCGCCATGTTTATACGTCTTCAAAAATTACTAATTTATCTCTTGGTATTGCCGTAGTGCTGCCATCTGCCAAAGTTAATACGACTTCATAAATATAAATACCTTCTGGATAATCAAAAAGCCTTTCGGTAAATACTAACTCTTTAGCTACTAAGTCTACAGTTATGGTATTGTCGTCGGTTCTATAGGAAAAAATAACAGGACCGTTAATCTTATTCTTAAATTCGCAAATAGCCGTAACCCCTGTAATATCAAAAGGAAATTGGTAGGATCGGCCTCTAAAGGTGTCGCCTTTTCGATATACGTTAAAACTTGTATCCATTTATAAGATGTTTTGACAAATATAATAAAAAAACCCTTTACAATTAAGCAAAGGGTTCAAATACTAATCAAAAATGTAAATTATGAAATTACATCGTAAATATACTTCTTTTTATCTTACGAAACTATTACTGTAGCTACATTTGATTTAAAGAGAACGTCTGCCGCCGTTAACACTATTCCGTTTAGTGATCCTAAGATAACTGCCGCTGCAGTATTGGCCGTAACCGTAAGCGTGTATTTCTTAGTTGCTGCATTGTAAACCGCCGCACTAGGTACAACCGCTACTCCATTTCTTATGATCTTAAAGTCGGCAGGAAGTAAGCCCTCAACTGGTGTTGTTTTGTCTTGCAAAAAGGCACTCACTACAATCGTAGTTGATGCCCCTACTACTGTATCAACTGTAAAAATTACTTGGTTTGTTCCCGTCAATTCAGAAGGTGAGAAATCTAAATTGGAAGCGGTAATTACGTTTTGTCTGTCGTCAATTTCTCCGCGTTCAGTAAGTTGTAAAGCCACCGTTTGACTAGAAGCCTCTGCGCCTGTAGCCCCCATATATTTCCCATTTTCGAACATTCCCATGTTGAAGCCTTTTACCGCTCCGGATTTGTTTTGTGTCAAAAACATAGAACCTGCAACGTCAAACATTACCAAATCAAAATTTTCGTAGCCATTTAAAGAAGATAAGGCCTTGTGAAAGTTGATACCATTGTCGAATTCTACCGCGTACTCGTAAGGATTCTGCCCCGCAACTACCTTAATTCCTGATCCTGCCCTAGTCACGATGTTGTTATCTGCTGTGTTGTCAGTAAAAGATACAACGCCTTGCAGCATAATAAGTTTATCGGCTACTTGCAAAGCTCTTAGCGATGCTTTATTTATATCAGCCGTAAACTTTAATCCTTTTTGGATCAAACCTAAAGCGACTATATTTTTACGGTCAATTCTGCAACCTGCTAGTCCTGTTCCGATATTTCCGCTTGCTGAACAATCAACCGCATTAACTTGTGTTAGTAAAGCCATTAGTTTATAAATTTATGTGATTTCATTACCTCGATAGTCTTTCTATCGGTTAATTTAATTGTTGATCCTACTTGGTAGAACTTGTCAACCGTAACTTCTTTTAATACCGTAAAAGTTTGCACTTTTGCAGCCATTTCTTTTTTCTTTTCCATGCTTAAAATTTTATATTCGAATTAACGCATCTGTCTGTTAGCATTTCAATTTGTAGGTCTAAAACAATAGCGTTCCAAATATCTAAAACACCTTTTCCGTTATCGTTAAACGAATAGTTTGGCCTTAAGTCCTCTTCAATTGTGTTATTAACTACCTTAGTAATTCCGCTACTATTTAGCAAAGTTTTTAAGTTTATGTAAACAGGATTGAGTATACTTACGTAATCTGTTGCGTATTGGGTTGCGTTAAAACTATTTTTATTTGAAGCCCTCGTGGCTATTACTAGCCTAGTATTTCGACTAAGCTTGTTTGTAACATCATTACGGGTAGTCTTTCCAGCAATTAGCCAAATAAGCGGATACTTAGAAACTGTTTCTGGAAGCAGTAAGAACTTATTAAGCTCGTCCTGTGATCCCCAACCATAGCGAATTACAAATAAACTCCCCTTAGCGTCCCGCGCATTAGGTAATAGCTTTACGAGCTCTCGCATTTTCTCTTCGAATACTATCATAGCCCAAAACTGTTTTTAGTGTCGTAAAACTTAAATTTAGTATAGTCCCACTCTGGAAAGTCTGATTTCTTATCTACTAAATAGGCGTATAAGCAACGCTCTACTTCGCTATCAAAGTAATCAATAAATTCCTCACTAAAATTGTAATGGTTGCCGTAAGCAAAATCAGCATTAAAGGTTTCGCCCTGGTATTCTTTTATAAAGTTTTGGTTTGCTGTTGCAATTAAGTACATCGGTGTGGCTTTAGTAGCGTTTTCCGAGTCTACTTGTACCGCCCCAGTTGCTCCTAGCCTTATATTAGTTGCCGTGGTAAATTCCTCAAAAACCTTGTAAGCAATCAAAGAATACTCGTTATCTAAACCGTTCCAAAGTTTTGTTTGGTTTTCGTACTCGTCGCCAGCTATTAGCTTTTTCCAGCGCGCATTCTCAGGCAGCTCAATAGTTTCCTCCGTAAGTCCCTCTTTCTGTTTCCAAAGAACTAAACCTAACGCTCGCAAAAGTATTTCCTTTTCAATCTTAACGCATAAAATATCTAAATACCCTTGATTGCTTGGTTCCTCAATACCGTAAGGCGTTGGGGTTGCTAAAGGAATATTTAGAAAATTTGCGTTTTGAAAATATCGGGTGCTTACTATTTGCATTTTTGCTAGTTTTAGTTTATGTCGTTAAGCTTTTCCGCTGCTTCCGCTGCTTCCGCTGCTTCCGTTGCTTCCGCTGCGGCCTTAGCCTCCAAAATTACCGCATCGGCGGCAGCTTTCTTTGCTTCTTTCTTAGCCGTTTCTAGCCCTGCTATATCGGCTTTAGTAAATTCTGCGACCTTATCGACGCGCACTAAATGTGAGGCTAACTGGCCATCACATTTAAATACATCGCCCTTCTTTTTGTCCGCAAAATCCTTGGTGAATTTTACTTCTCGCATAATATTATGTTGCTAGAGTAACAAGAGCAGCGGAGATAGAAGTTACTTTTCTAAATCCTGACTGGTCTATGTTCCTGATTAAAAATAAGATTCTTTTACGAGCTTTAATAGTCATAAAGTCTTCCGTGAACTGCGCGTTAATCATCCCCTTCGAAATCATTACTCCGCCCATTTCGTAAATTCTTGCGAAACGCGTGTCACCAACAAATAACGTATTAATCGCTACGTTGTTGTCTTCAATAATATTAATGATACCGATACGAGGATCGTTAAAATTGAATACGTAGTTATTGTTTGCATCTTTTTTCAATTTTAACTTGTTGATGTCTGAAATGTTCATGGCCACAAAGTCAACGTTGTACTTAGCTCCTCCCGTAGAAGTTATAGACTCCGATACTTTAGCAACTAAATCGTAAATGTTTGCATCCGTAATCCCGCTTGAAACGGGTACGTACGCTGGTGTACTAGATACTAAGCCTTTTAAGTTTTGTCCTGTATTGTCTCCCAAAACTATTTGAGTATCGATAACGTCCTCTACGTTAGTAGATAAAAACATTTCAAGTTCTGCCGCTGCTTGCACCTCATCTTCAAAAAACTCTTCGGATACTGGTAAAGTATCACCTAATTTTCTTAAAGGTAAAGTGAAATACTCAAACTTTGCAGTTGATTGCGGAAAAGCTACACCTTCCGCGATAGCTGCTGCGGCTTTTACCGTAGTAGCTGCGTCCCAGTCTACATAAGAGATAGTTCCGTTATGGTTTCCTGCACCTACTGGAATTTTAGCAAAGATGTCGTAAAGACTTCTCTTTCTACGTGCTAATTGCCCAATACCGTCTAATTCTACGGTTTGACCATTATTAGTAATTGAAGCGCGTGTAACATTTGCCTTAAGCACTAATTTTTCAGCGGAGTTCCCTTTTGCTATTTCTTTTAAAAGATTTTTGTTTTCCTTGATAGCGGATTGCATATTACTAACATTAGCAGGCGATTTAGTTTCCTTCAATTCAGTAATTGTAGTTCCTAAATCTAAAATTTGCTTATTAGCTTTTTCCAAGTTTTCCGTCAAAGGCTGCAAGGCCTTATCGATAGCCGCTTTTTGCAATCCTTGCTCGTGAGCTTTTAAAGCCGTTTGGTACTCCGCAAATTGTGCGGCGTCCATTTTTTCAATTTCTTCAATAGATTTGTAGACAAACATAATTTTTTTTGTTTTTAAATTAATCCTCTTCTCCTTCTTTTATGAGTGGTCGGTGCCGGCTCTTCTAAAATAACTGCGTCAACCTCAGAAATGGTCTTAGCCGGTTCCTCTTTATTATTAGCCATTAATCCTGTTACTGGATTACTCCCAAACAGAACAAGGCTTGATTCTCTTACGTTCTTAGCCTCTGAGACTACAAAGAAGTAGTCTATTTGCCCAAATTCAGCCTTATTGGCTATTGTGTCGATATTAGCGTCGTAAAGTATTTTTTCAGCTACGTCCTCTTTGGCACTGCTATTCATTGCTAATTCGTACTTAACGTACTGCATACGGACAGAGGCTTCTAGATTTCCACCCATTGCGCCTTTGTAAGCTTCACTAACCTTATCTTTAGCTATTTTGTAAATAAGTACTTCCGTATCGCCTTCGTAATCCTTACCCATTGCTGAAAAAGGAATTGTGGCTGTCATCATTTCAATATCTTCCCGTTTAGCTATTACGCTAAGCACTTTAAGCTCGTGGTCTGCCACAAAATAGTTCTTACCCTGCTGGTCTTTAATGCTTCGTTTCCACAGCCCCTTTTTATGCAGGTCCATGTGACTATCCATGATGTTAGTAGAGTTGACTGCAACATAGTAATGCTGGTCATCCATCTTAAAAGCTTTGTCCGCTTCTTCTAAGGCCTTAGTCAGTGTTAGCGAATTAGATACAACGCCCGCGCCCTTGTCGCAAGATTTTAATATCATAGCTTTTTTGCTTTCTACCAGCATTTCTTTATTTACTCGAAGCTCGGCAAACATGAGTTCAACGGTATCGAAAGATTTCTTAAGTTCTTGACAGTATATCATTTCAGTACTTCTTTAGCGTTCTTTTTCTCGTCTAACTTCTTAAGAGCTTCTTTTTTTAGCTCTTTGCTTATTTCATCTGGTGTCAGTTTAGTTCCCATAAGTTACAATTTTAGTTTAACCATAAAATTAGCATGCATCTGCTTAGCCTCTTCGGTTGTCATTGTGCCATTTTCTAGCGATAATTTAATTGCTTCTTCCATAGTCTTCATGGCTGCTGCCTTAGAGGCTGCTAGGCTCTGCATAAAATCTAAGTGATCGTATGAGGCTACTAATTTTTCGCCTTTATCAAATAGGCCCCACTGCTGATTGAAAGAGTTCATTGTATTTTTAGCGGTAGTTTGTAACGAATTTTGTACCCACGCTATTAGGCCTTTATCCTGATTATCAAACGTGCTGTCTTTGGAAAAGTAGTTAAGTACATTTTTGTTCATTTCAAAAGCTAAAACGCATTTATTAGCATCGTCAGCAAATTGTTCGTCTAAAAATAGCTTTTTAAGGTCTGTGACTAAATGGCTAACAGTAATGTCGCCACTGGTTATTTGCAGTGCTTTTGTGCCCATTATTTGTTCAATACTTTTACGGTCTTCGGCTTTTAGAGGTGTTTCCATGCCTTGTATTCCTGTTTTTTTACTAGACAGAAACTTTTGGCTCATACGCAAATTAGTATTTTTTGCCTTAAGATTTTCCTCTAAGTTTTCGAGTATTTTCGAAATCCCTTTAACTCGCGACGGGCTAGTAATAATTGAATTTGATCGTAGGCCGTTAGCCAAATCATAGAAGGGTATTATGTCGCCTATCCGGATATCGAGCTCTTCGTCGTCAAGTTTATATTTAACTTTTCTATCGTTGAATGTTTTAATGTCTTGGTCTGTAGCTATGAACTTATTAAGCTTATTAACTTTGTTTAGGTCTAAATCGCTAGGTATTAGGTTGTATAGTGCAACGGGTATTTCTTGTAAGATAGATTTCTTTTCGTAGCAATAATCGTAACCGCAAGCGGATAAAAACCACATTTGCTGGTAGAAAAAATCTTCGCGTGATTGAAAGTAATTAGGCTTATTGAGTAAAGCAATGTAGGGGCTGTTTTCAATTACCTTGCCCGATTTGTCAAAGTGCTTTATTTCCATTTGGGAATACACTTGAGAGCGCAAGGTTATGATAGTCATAAGCACGGGGTGTGCATAAGACAGCTCGAGAAACTTATCGTTATTTTGGAAGCCGCCAACGTTTAGGAAGTTATAAGAGAACTCCCCTAAACGATTGCGCTCAACTCGGAATTGTTTTCCTCCAAATAAATTAGATATAAAACTCATAGGCTCGACGTCATCTCGACGTTAATTAAAAAGCAAATATAACAATTTTAAACGATTCCTAGATAAAATTCTAAAAAAGTTTTAACGTATCGGTCAGCATCTAGCAAGTGATCGTCTTTTTTGATTGGCCTATCTAAGTTTGTATTATTAATTATCTCCCACTCGTAATTATCGTATTCGTCTTCAAAGTCCGTAGACTCCTCGGTATAGTGGTTAGTTACTGATTGTAAGAAAGTAATTCCCTGATTAACGCTACCGGGTCCTTTAATAGCAGGAACTACGTTTAAGCCTGCTGCATTTAATTCCGCTATCCGGATAGGGTCTGCGCTATCCGCTACTATGATATCTTTGTTAGTAAGACCTAATCCGATTAATACGTCGGCTAAGCTGCTCTGCATTTTAGAAATTGGTAGGTATAGGCGTTGTTTGGTAAAAAAGTTTTTGTCGCAATACTTAACCTGGACTAATGCGGACGGGTTTGCGCTTCCAAAATCAAGACCATAGTAACTGTTGTAGGGTAGTTGCTCAAATTGGCTATCACTCATACGCAACCAACCTTGATAGACTTTGTTTGGTTTTTCGCTTTTGATTCCTAATCCGTAAACAAGCCAATGGTATAAACTGCTGCTATTTGTACGCTCGTTGTACTGGCATCGTTTAAGCTCGTTTAAAGCCTTTTTAGTAAAGTTTAGCGTATTGTGTTCAGTATCGTAATTTCGTGCCTCGTGTAAAGAAATTAGGCTACTCAGTACGACGTCTGATTGCTCTACGGGTTGGTAAGATTGTATTTGTATTTTACTTTCAAGAGGGCAAAAAGGATTATCTAGGAAGGTAGATTTTAGAACTTTGGTATTGTCTTTCTTTTTTTCGTCGTCTACCCAATGCTTTTTTTTGGGGTTCCAATCAAATAGTATAAAGAGGGCAGTTCTTTGTGCTAATTGCTTATATACCTCATGAGAGAATTTATAAGGCTCATTTATCCAGCATATATCTTGGCTCATCCCCATTGCGTCGTCTTCATCATCTAGCCCAGTAAACCTAATAAAAGAATTATTGTGGTTAAAAGTCCATGTATGGTTCGTTCGATTGCGGGTAAAATACTTTATTAAATTTTCATCTTTAATAAAGTTATCAAATTCTAAGATATTAATAAGCCCTTCTTCTAATTGCTTTTTACGGCCCATCGGATCACTTAGCCATTTTATAAAATCAGTCTCAACTATCTCCCTGCAACTTTTTTGAGTGTCTCTTAGTATCGTACAAGTTGTTAACGGACTCTGGTATAGAAGTAAAAATATAACTTGGAAATTACTCCAGGTCTTACTTGAACGGCTGCTGCCTTCTTCAACAATAAGCTTATACTTTCCGCTTTTTACTGTTGCCCAAACTTCTTGAAAAACTAAAGTAGCTTTAAAATTAATTACCATAAATTAATAAGCTACAAAGTAATATTTTTTCTGATTGTTTCACAATTTTATATTTTAGAGGCTTGAAAAATTAAATACTTTTTTAGTCTTCATCCTTATTTTTTATGATTTCTATTTGGATATTTGAAGGTGTATTTTGTATTTTCTCGCCTCCTGATGTTAAATCTTTTTTAATTGGGGCATAGTCCCCATCCATTTTGTTTAGTTCGGCTATGGCTGCTTTCCTATCGTTGTAGTCTGGTTTTACGTTTAACATTTCGACGCCTTGTATTGAAAGAACCTCTTTGACAAGATTTATTTCGGCTCTGGCTATTTGGCTAAGAATTTCCATCCGTTCAAACTTATCCATTATTTTTGCTCTGGCCCTACTTGTCTCCACTTCCAAAATAGCTAAGTGCTTAGCTTCTGCAATGCTTTGTGATCTTACGAGATTACGAGCCAAAGAAACTTCTGTCTGCTTACCATCAAATCGGTCTTTGGCAATTTTCCAATACCGATCGAACGTACGTGTCGGTGTTTGCCACTTTTCCTGAACATTTGCCAAAACTTCTTCTCGTTCGGTGTCCCAATCCATTTCGGAGAGTATGTGGTGGATTAGAAGTTCTTGCTTAGGTTTCATTTTACAAATCTACAACAGTTTTTTAATATAAAACACAAAGCAACAAAAGAAACAAAGAAAAAAAACATTGTTTACGTGTCAAGTCCCTAAATTAGGCGGTTAAGCGCAAGTGTAAACAAAGAAACAACAAAAAGTGCAAAACTGTAGTTACTACTATAAATACTATATATTATATTTACTATTACTATATTATTAATTACTAATATTATTAATAAGTATTGTTTACTTTGTTTATAGTACCGTTAAGCCTTGCTCTTATTGAGTTAATGCATAAACAATGCTTTGTTTATTTTTGTTTACTTTGTTGCTTAAAAATAGGCTTAGTACTTGTATTTGCAGCTAAAGGCTAATTTTTAAACTTTTTACTTTTAGCAGAATTTTAAGTTTTTTAGCTTAAGCGTTTTAGTAGTAAAATTTTAATAAAGTAAAAAAGCCAACATTAACTTTGTTGGCTTTTTATTGTTTACTTTGTTTACACTTGCGCTTAACCGCCTAATTTAGGGACTTGGCGTGTAAACAAAGGCTTAAATGATTGTTTACTTTATATTTCAAATCCTATTCCCGAAACTATGCGATAAACTTCTCTAGTTATCTTAATATCATACTCAGCGTCGTGCAATCTTTCAGAATCTACGTATAGCCCTATTTCTTCTGCCACCGTTTTAAGTTTAAAATCTTTCATATTTACTCGCCTATTTATTAGATATTGAGACGCTAAAACCATTACGTCTAAGCTTCCTGCGTAAAACCATGATCCAAAATAAGAATCGTTATTTTGGATAAAAAAAGCCCTAAAAAAATTATCATCGAAATGGGCATTGTTATACCCGCAAAGAAACATTTTATCTTTTTTATCGTACTTATCTATGTATTTTGATAGCATTTTTACAAACTGCTTATAAACTACCCCCATTTCTGGATACGCTTTTATGTCCTCCTCAGAAACCCCTCCTATGATTAATGCTTCCGCAACTATTTTTGCCTTAGGGTTTGGGGCTACCTTAAAATTAAAAGATTCCACTACTAAACCCTCTATTTCAACACACCCGCTTATCTGGTGTATGCCATTTTGACGAACCTCTACTCCTGTAGTTTCTAAATCATAAAATAAAATCTTTGCCATAATTTCTATTAATTTTAATTAGCTACTATCTTATCAAACGCCCTAGTAATTTGGTCGTTATCGTGCAGATAAATATTTCCGCACGCTACCAACCAAGCATAAAACTTCTTTAATTTCTTGGTTTCTTCTCTGCTTTTCTTGGTCATAATACCTCAATTAGTGTGTTAAATTCGCCAAATGCGTTATTTATTTTTTCTATGTATTCTTGTTCTAGTTTTTTTCTGTGTGTAAAACTGTAAGTTTCTGTAGGCTTATAAAGATTGTACTGCTTAGTAAAAGTGTCAATTAGTAACTTTCTTTGCTTTAATTTTAGATTAACAAAAGAAGTAAGCGCTTTTTCGTCAATAAACTCCGCGCTACTTTTTACGCCTTTCTCGGTCACGGTTAGTCTAAATCCTACGGGCTTAATAGGCTTCTTTTTAACTACTTTTTTCTTAGGTAGTTCTGCGTAATGGGCCGCCTCTATCTTAAGCAACTGGTTTGTTGTGTATTGATCTACGCCTATTAGCTTATTGTAGTCTACAAGTTCTTTTAATCGGTTTTTAAAACTCATAGTTATAATCTTTTAGGGTCCATATTAACTCCTCCAAATAGTAACTCGCTGATGTAATCGTATAATCTTTCCATAATTTTTAATTTTAGTGGCGTTTGAGGAATCGAACCCCAGACCCGTTAAGCAGCCCACGAAATACTCAAAAAATTTCTTGCTGCTAACTATCAACGCCTTAATCCACCCCTTAAAAGGAACTTAAGATACTATTTCATAGGATAAGTGGTTTTTGTTAGCTCTTCGCTCGTTATACTTTTCTTGAGACTCTTTACCGATGTAAATTTTTTGGCTCGGGAATTTATACTCCGGTATTTGTCTTTCTGATATTAGGGAGTGGTCTAAATTGTTTTTGTCTGCAAATTTTTGAGCGAATTGTAAAGTTGCAAAATTTCTGTTTGTGATAATGAAGATAGTTTTCATAATTTCTATATTTTTTGATTTACCTTATTGGCTCTACAAATATACGCCAAACAATTAAAAAGCGTATTACGTTTTTAATCTTTTAACATTTATTTAACATCCTGCTGTATTGCTCCATCTTAGCTTTTACACCTTGCATAAGGGCTTCTTGAGTACTGGCCTTGCCGTCTAAGGCCTTAATAACGCTCTCATCCTCCGTGCCCTTAGCAATTAGCCTATTAATCGTAACTATGCTTTTCTGCCCCTGCCTTGCTAATCTAGCGTTAAACTGTTGGTACAGCTCTAGGGACCAATTACAGGAGTACCAAAGGGCTAAATGCCCCCCTTCTTGAAGGTTAAGACCGTGCCCGCCTGATGCTGGGTGCATAAGTAGTATACTGATTTTACCAGCGTTCCAATCGATTATATCTTGATCGGTTGTTAGCTTAACGGGCTTGTACGTCTTAAGTCTTACGAGTAACCTTTCCAGCTCGTGCTTATAAGTGTATGCGATAAGTACGGGTTTGCCGTTTGCTGCTTCGATAACTTCCTCTGCTGCATCTAGTTTTTGCGAGTGCACTTCGTGCCAGTTCTCGTATTCATCGTAAACTGCCCCTCCTGCAAACTGTAACAGCTTATTAGACAGTCCTGCGGCGTTCATGGCCGTGATCTCTTCCGCTTCCAAAAGTTCAAGTACTTTATCTCGTTCAAAGTCTTTGTACTTCTTAAGCGTTGTGGGTTCCAAGTCAATAATAATGTCGTTGTAAACCGCTGCGGGCATATCGAGGTAGTCCTCGGCTTTCATCGAGATACAAATGTCCTTAATCTTTTCGTGAATAGCATCATCGCCTTCTGGTTTAGGTATGTAATTAAACACAATGTGTCCGTTCGTTTTACCTTTGTTGAAGTATATATCTCTAAAAGAAGTTATTGTCTTGCCTAGGCGTTCGCCCCTATCTAGTAGATAGATTTGAGACCATAAGTCTATTAGCCCATTAGGCGCGGGAGTTCCGGTTAGTATCGCAACTCTAGCAAAACAAGGTTGTATCATTTTAAGAGCTTTAAAACGTAAAGATTTAGGATTTTTAAACGAACTGCTCTCGTCAATTACAAGCATTACGTTTGATCCAATTATCTTAATTCCTTGATAGGTAGAAGAGAACCAAGCCACGTTATCACGGCTAAGTAGGTAAATATCGGCTCTTTGTCTAATAGCCTCTTTACGCTGCTTTTCATTGCCTATTACCTTAGATAGTTGCAAGCCTTTAAGGTGATCCCACTTGTCAACCTCAGCGGACCACACAGATTCAACAACACGTTTTGGTGCAATTACTAAAACGGCATCGATTTCCAGCTCCTCGTAAATTAATTTTTTAATCGCTGTCAATGTACTGACAGTTTTACCCAATCCCATATCTAGGAAAAGCCCACAATTAGCATTTTTAAAAATGTGAGACACCGAAGTTTTTTGATATTTGTGTAAATTACTTTCGTTCATTACTCCACACGATTTAGCAACATCGCTTTTAGCAGAATGTTGTAAATTAGTATATCGTTCATTTTTTCCTCAATTACGGCAGCTCTAGGCATATTGCCCAAACGTATATCGTTGATCATATCGTCGACGCTTATTTCGTGCTTAAGTAAAAATCCTTGTAAAACGTTCTCAGGCAGCCTGCCTGTACGCTTAGCACCCTCGTTAAAATTGTGAAATACATCGTTGTTCCTGCGGTACTCTTTACCCTTAGTTAAAAGAGTTGTACGAATTTGATCTAGGGTTTCTTCTACAATAGTATCAAATGCTTGTCCACTCTCCTCTACGTCGGGCTTTAGAGTAAACTGGATAGTGTTATGAACTATAGATTTTTTAACTACCCCAAAAGTTTCATCAAGCCAACTCCATTTCTTTACTATTGTTTCTTTGCTAGAAATCTTATTCGCAAAGTCTCGCCAATAATTTACAGAGTCTAATAATCCTGAACGGTTCTGCTTTAGGCTTTTGCCTGCTGACGGACCCACAAAAACGTTAGCTTTAGGATGCTCAAAAATTGAGAGACATAAGTCGCACCAATAATCAAAGCCTTCGGCTGTGGGCTTCCACCTAAAAGAGTTTATACTGTCGTTGTCTTTTAATTTACTAGGAAACCTTTTTTGATTTCTCAAGGCTAAATCTCTATTTTTGGGATCTAGTTCGGATATTTTCATAATGTTATTTTTGTTATAAAGTTATTGATTTTTTCGGTGCTGTCTATTACGGTAACTGTAAACCCGTAT